ATGCTGGAACAAATGGGCATTGCCGCGAAGCAAGCCTCGTATAAATTAGCGCAACTCTCCAGCCGCGAAAAAAATCGCGTGCTGGAAAAAATCGCCGATGAACTGGAAGCACAAAGCAAAATCATCCTCAACGCTAACGCGCAGGATGTTGCTGACGCGCGTGCCAATGGCCTTAGCGAAGCGATGCTTGACCGTCTGGCTCTGACGCCCGCACGGCTGAAAGGCATTGCCGATGATGTGCGTCAGGTGTGTAACCTCGCCGATCCGGTGGGGCAGGTGATTGATGGTGGCGTACTGGACAGCGGTCTGCGTCTGGAGCGTCGTCGCGTACCGCTGGGGGTGATTGGCGTGATTTATGAAGCGCGCCCGAACGTGACGGTTGATGTTGCTTCCCTGTGCCTGAAAACCGGTAACGCAGTGATCCTGCGTGGTGGCAAAGAAACCTGTCGCACTAACGCTGCAACGGTGGCGGTGATTCAGGACGCCCTGAAATCCTGCAGCTTACCGGCGGGTGCCGTGCAGGCGATTGATAATCCTGACCGTGCGCTGGTAAGTGAAATGCTGCGTATGGATAAATACATCGACATGCTGATCCCGCGTGGTGGCGCTGGCCTGCATAAGCTGTGCCGCGAACAGTCGACAATCCCGGTGATCACAGGCGGTATAGGCGTATGCCATATTTACGTTGATGAAAGTGCAGAGATCGCTGAAGCCATGAAAGTAATCGTTAACGCAAAAACTCAGCGTCCGAGCACATGTAATACGGTAGAAACGTTGCTGGTAAATAAAAACATCGCCGATAGCTTCCTGCCCGCATTAAGCAAGCAAATGGCGGAAAGCAGCGTGACATTACACGCAGATGTAGCTGCGCTGGCGCAGTTGCAGGCAGGCCCCGCGAAGGTGGTGGCTGTTAAAGCCGAAGAGTATGACGATGAGTTTCTGTCATTAGATTTGAACGTTAAAATCGTCAGCGATCTTGACGATGCCATCGCCCATATTCGTGAACACGGCACACAACACTCCGATGCGATCCTGACCCGCGATATGCGCAACGCCCAGCGTTTTGTTAACGAAGTGGATTCGTCCTCTGTTTACGTTAACGCCTCTACGCGTTTTACCGACGGCGGCCAGTTTGGACTGGGCGCGGAAGTGGCGGTAAGCACACAAAAACTCCACGCGCGTGGCCCAATGGGGCTGGAAGCACTGACCACTTACAAGTGGATCGGCATTGGTGATTACACCATTCGTGCGTAAATAAAACCGGGTGATGCAAAAGTAGCCATTTGATTCACAAGGCCATTGACGCATCGCCCGGTTAGTTTTAACCTTGTCCACCGTGATTCACGTTCGTGAACATGTCCTTTCAGGGCCGATATAGCTCAGTTGGTAGAGCAGCGCATTCGTAATGCGAAGGTCGTAGGTTCGACTCCTATTATCGGCACCATTCTAATGTCTCCCCAAGTCTACTCAAGTATTTAAAAACCTCTTATAATCCGCATGTTAGCGCCCCTTTTAGTCTTTTGACGTCTACTTAAGTACTCCAAAATCTACAGTCAATTGGGGGTACTTTTGGGGGTATTTGCTGTTCGGTTTAGTGGAGGTACCCCCAAGTGAAACTCAATGCCCGTCAAATAGACACTGCCAAGCCAAAAGAGAAGGCTTACAAGCTGGCTGATGGTGGTGGTCTGTATCTCTTGGTAAAACCTAGTGGAGGAAAATATTGGCGCTTCAAGTATCGTGTAGCTGGTAAAGAGAAGCTGTTAGCACTAGGTGTGTATCCTGAAGTTACCTTGGCTGATGCTCGTGCAAAACGTGAAGAAGCTAAAAGGGGTATCGCTGGGGGTATCGATCCGATGGAAGCGAAACGAGAGGAAAAGATTGCCCGGGAAACGCAGTTAAACAACACCTTCAAAGATATTGCCCTTGAGTGGCACAGCAGCAAATTAAAAAAATGGTCTGCTGGTTATGCTTCAGACATCCTCGAAGCCTTCAACAAAGATGTGTTCCCTTACATTGGCAAAAAACCAATCGCCGAAATCAAACCACTTGAACTGCTGAATGTGCTGCGGCGCATCGAGGGGCGCGGTGCTACCGAAAAAGCCAAAAAAGTGAGGCAGCGATGTGGGGAAGTTTTCCGCTATGCAATTGTCACTGGACGTGCTGAGTATAACCCTGCACCGGATCTCACCAGCGCGATGCAAGGTCATGAATCTAATCATTATCCTTTCCTCACAGCCAAAGAATTACCTGATTTTTTCAAGGCATTGTCCAGTTACTCAGGAAGTGCATTGGTTGTTATGGCGGCTCGTTTACTGATTATCACCGGTTTGCGGACTGGCGAACTGCGCGGTGCATTATGGGATGAAATCGATCTCAACAAGGCTATCTGGGAGATACCTGCTTCACGGATGAAAATGCGTCGCCCTCATGTAGTGCCTTTGTCTGAGCAGGCTCTTTCGCTTATTGGGCAGATTAAAGAACTAACTGGCAATTATCCGCTTATGTTTCCCGGCCGTAATGATCCAAGGAAAACAATGAGCGAGGCTAGCATAAACCAAGTATTTAAACGCATCGGCTATAACGGAAAGGTTACTGGTCATGGCTTCCGGCACACTATGAGCACCATTTTGCATGAGCAGGGCTATAACACCGCGTGGATAGAGACACAGCTTGCGCACGTTGATAAAAACTCAATTCGTGGCACATACAACCATGCGCAATATCTGGATGGGCGGCGGGAAATGCTTCAGTGGTACGCTGATTATATGGATTCGCTCGAGCATGGCGGAAATGTGGTGCATGGTGAGTTCGGAAAATGCGGGTGACTGGTTGAGTATACAGTAGTAGACTTTGAGCGACGAAAGAAAAGGCTGTGTCTAGGGTCGCTCCCGAAAATCCGTACACCTCGACGGACTGGTACAGCCACTACAGTAGAGGACGCTGAGGTGTGCGTATGATTGATATTCATGCCGAATTAAACGAATACAAAAAAGATTTTATTTCTTTACGTGAATTTCTTGAGGTCGTGCTTAAGGTCGCTGGTGATGATTATGATGTTTCAGATGTCATAACTTGGATACTCAGGAGAATAAGCGGAGAACATATCCGCCTGTACACAGTAAATGAATTTAAGCTGTTGGAATCTTTTTGTAACCCGTATCGGGATGAATTTGATAATGATGTTCTTTATAGAAATCTGAATGCGGTTCGGAAACGTGGTTGTTTACCTGGTGAGAGGGATGAAAATGGTTTTCTGGTGTCCGGTTATTGGGAAGATCCCGAATTTGAGAACATTGGATTTATAAGGGGTGAAATTTTCGCAATTTTTCCCGATGTCCTTGACGCGTTAACGAAGCTGGAAGGCGCTAACTCTTCTGAAAATGACGAGGCACAAGGACGCGATATTGAAAAGAAAGAGTTGCGTACAGAGGATGATTTATTATCCCAAATCGCAATGCTGGAAAAAGAAAACGCAGAGTTAAGGGCAAGGATAGAGCAGTTAGAGCAAGAGCGCCCGATACACTTATATAAATACTGGGATAAAGACCCATTAGCTAAGGCTATTGAGATTAGAAACAGAGAGTGGGCCAATTACGATCCAGAAAATGATTTTGCCACCAGGGGAAATCAAGAAGCGATAACCAGGGAGCTTAAGCAGTGGGGGGCAAGTAATGCACTTGCAACGCTCATAGAGAGGACTGCCTGCCCTATTAACCGAGACAACAGTCAAAAGAACGCAAAGCCGGATTAACGCACCATACCGCATACCCTGAGGGTGATTTACTGTTACCCTGAGGGTATTTTTTTATCTTCCCCGTCAATTTTACCATCACCCTTAGGGTAGATTTCCTCCCGATTACCATCACCCTTAGGGTAGATTTCCTTCCGGTAACCATTAGGCCTGAGGGTATGAAAATATTCGTTATTTCTGTGCCATGATTACCTCGTCAAATTGAGTAGACGTTATGAGGTAAATATATGTCAAATACGCTTATTCGTTTAACAGAAGTTCAGCGTAGAACTGGATATAGCAAGGCATGGATTTATCGCCTTATGGGGCAAGGTAAATTTCCTGCATCAGTTAAAATTGGCTCGCGAGCTATTGCTTTCGTTGAGAGTGAAATTGACGAGTGGATTAATCAGCGTATTGCGGAATCACGCGGAACAGCTACCTGATTAAATGGCTACGGGGCTATTGCCCCCAGCTATCCACCAGCAAATAAAAGTAACTTAATTCGATAGCAGGAGTTTTTATGAAATTTCCAAAAACGCCCGTACAGGGGCGGGGCTTCGTTCGGCCTGAAAACCAGAATCTGCAAAATTTCGGCGAAATTATCCCGATTATTTCCGGCGTTATTGGCGGGAGTGAAACCACTATTGTTAGCGCCAGAGCGTTACATAAGGCGTTAGGTGTAGGGCGCGTTTTCCGTTCGTGGATCAAGGGGCGCATTGAAGAATATGGGTTCACGGAAGGCGTGGATTATGAGGTTGTTGAATATTTGAGCCGACCCGATCCGGTGAGCGCAAAATCTCGCCAGCAAACCGCTCTTGAGTACATCATCACAGTGAACATGGCGAAAGAACTGGCGATGGTCGAACGTACCGAACAGGGCCGCGCCGTTCGCCAGTACTTTATCAAATGCGAGGAGGAGCTACACAAGGTTGCGCCTGTTCGTTCCGCAGCGTTACGCCGGGAACTGAAAGCCCGTATCACAGTTGCCAGCTACTTTAAGCCAATGTGTGCCGCGCTGGAGGCGTACCGGGCTGAACTGGGTAAAAACACACTCCAGCACCACTACACCACGGAAGCGAACATGCTGGCGCGTATCGTGCTGGGTGGCATGACTGCAAAACAGTGGGCACTGGCGAACGGCATTACAGGCGAACCACGCGACCACATGAGCACGTTGCAGCTTGAGCACCTTTCTTACCTTGAGCAGAGCAATATCACGCTGATTGAGTTAGGCCAGGACTACCACCAGCGGAAGGCTGAATTAATTCGTCTTTCGCAGCGTTGGTTAGCCCGTCGCATGGAGGAAAACAGCCATGTGTAACGCTCTGACCGTTACAAAAAGAGAAAGCGCCCCGTTGCCGGAGCGCCTTTGTGAACGAATAGCCTACTGCGCCATATTGCTTACTGTCTACGAGGCAGATTATAGCGTTGTGGTCGCACAGAGTGAAGGCGCTGATCACCGTTACTACAGCACGCCAGAAATGCAGAATATTTTGCTGCAAAATGTCGTTGGTCACACTGTCCGGAAAGCAAAAAATTTTGCTGGTGGCGCGACTGATGCGATTTTGTCAGGTCGCCAGGTGCTGATCAATCTGATGTCTGATTTCGTTCTGGATAAAACAAAGGCGACCGCAGAGGGCCGCCAGTGGGAAAGCTACATACTTGAACGCATCGCCAACAATGCCAGATTTGCGGCTGGTGGGCAATGTGTCAGCTTTGCACCAATGACTCTATGTTTAACTGAGGGTCATTATGGTGAATATGCTGGCTTGCTGGTGGGCTATTCCTGCTCTTTAACATTGCCATGCCGCGATGTTTTCCAGGTATGCGACCCCATTTTTGTGCACCTGTACTCTTTAAGGAATTTCTCAAGGACAAACGCACAGGGCGCGAATCTGTCTGACTCATGCTCGTACGCTATCTTTCTGCGCTGTCTTTTCCGTGCCGGTGATGGTGTATTGGTTGATTCTTTGTTGGTCATGGCGCTGCCCTGTAAAATAATGCACCGTAGTTCCTCACACCACGGCACCTATAGTGGTTATTCCTGCTCTTTAGCTTTGCGCCGCTGGAGTTCTTCACGCGCGACGGTGACGAGTTGCCCGATTTCCTCGGCAGCTTTGACTCCGATTTTTTCCACCTGCGCTAGGGCATCGAGCGAAGAAACCAGGGGATTTTCTCCGCTTCCTTCTGCCTGGCGGCGGGCGATTTCACCGCGAACGGCTGTAATCACGAAAGCGGCTATTGTTTCCCCTTCCGTTTTCGAATTTTCCATTTCCTCGATTACATCATGGGGGAAGCGGATATTTTTCATTTGCGATCTGCTGTTGATGTTTCCTGTTGCCATCAGAATGTCCGGTTATTTTGAGGTGTGTACACATTACACCAAAAGGTGTGTTGATAAAACACTTGACACTGTAGCACACTTAAATTTAATTTGTATATACACCAATTGTTGTGGTGTATATACAGCAACGCCCCGCAGTGGTGGCACACATGCAGGGCGTCTAACCAAACCGTTAAACGAGGTAACGATTATGGCTGGAACACAGCATACCCAAACTCACCCTAAATTTATATACACCTTCCTGGCGGTGCACCGTGATTGCATTGCTGACGGTAAAAACACTGTACACGTAGCCGCCGATACGCTGGTTGATGCCTGCGAGATGCTCAATGACATGGGCTATATCTCGGCAACATGGAAAGGGCGCGAAGAAAACACGCTGTTTATTCAGAAATGCGAAAACAATTTTATCTGGCGTTTTATCGCCCTGAGTACGGCACAACCGCGCGTGATTCACATCGAGGCCACCAGCGAACAGGAAGCACGCCAGCAATCTCCTGATGGCTGCGTGATGGTATTCGCTGCCCGTATTCGCCAGGAGGTGGAGCATGTGTAATGCAACATGGCCTGATGCAGCGGTAGACGCTATCAAAACGCTGATGGATTCACTTATTGAGATTTCTGCTATCGCTGGTGTGGCGCATAAACACGCAGCCAGAGAATCAGAATGCATCTCCCATTATTTAGCATTTGTGCAGCTGAAAGCCGATCAGGCACTGGATAAGGCCGGAAAAATTATCATGGCTGATGTACAGGAGGTGCACCATGCATAACCTGTCAATTTCTGACCTTAACAGCATTCAGTTTGACGAGATATTTTCCGGGCAGCTACTGGTCAACGTGGAGAATGGACGCGTGGTAAGTAATTATCACCTGCCGGATGGTGCAATTGCCGGAAGCGTTGAAGCATTGCTGGAGCTGGCGGAACGTGCGCGACTGATTAAGCCGTCAACGTGCCATCACGATGATGATCTGCATTTTACCGGGTGTATGGTGAGTCACTACGAAAACGGCGTTGAAGTATCCTGCGAACGTCTGCGTGATGATTGCTGTTTCGGCACACTGCCGGAATTTATCGAATTGCTGACCAGTTGCGGTTATCAGGTCATTCAGGGGGGTAAACATGCGTGATGATCGTTTTAATTCCCTGAAACAGGAGTTTGATGGCGCACCGGAAGATACATCGGGCGCATTGTTGAGCATTGCTGACATGATGAAAGCTGCATATTTTCTTATCAATACCAGTGGCTACAAGTCAGAGGGTGAAATGATTCTTAGTATTGCGTCGGACTATGCTGAATATGTGGCAGAGACGCGTTACAGAAGAAAATCTCTGGAGGATGTAAGCCATGCATAATCATGAAGCGCATGTACCCGTAGTGCTTAATGTGCCAGATGATTTCACCGGACGCGTGCTGGTTTACCTGGATAAAGGGAAAGTGAAATCACAATGCCGACTGAAAAGTAATGAGATTGTTGGTTCTCCTGAATTTTTTTCTGAACTTTGTATTCGTGCGGAAATAAAACCGGAACTGCTGACAGGAAAATAAAACCATGAAAAAGAAAAATTCTGGCTTTACTGCCAGCGGCCTCTCTCGGCCTGAAATCCGCCCCGGTGATATTTTCCGGGACACCAGACGCGGGGGACGGGTGGTTATTCGTCACGTTACGCCAGGCAATATCACCTACCGCCGTGAGGCTTACGAATATGACTGCGTAATGCCGCGCCGTCAGTTTGAGCGTGATTTTATTCTGGTGGAAAACAAACAACAGGCAGTGGCGAGACGTGCAGCCACGAATATTAAAAAAATCCGGGCAATGTTGGTTGCGGGAGGTAAGAAGTGAAAAACGCACCGAATTTAAAATATCAGCCGAAGGATAAATTCACCGAGGTAATCATTTTTGCCGGGACGGATGCTTACGCCCATGCTCAACACTGGATTGAAAGCGAAGGACGAAAACACGGCGATAACGTGCCTCCTGTTTACCTGGGGCCAAAGCAACTGGCAGACCTGGCGAATATCCGCATTGTCGACGATGAACGTCGCTTTGCGCGTGTCTATCTCGCGGGGGAGATAGAGCCAATCCAGATCAATGCTATTGCTGAAAAGCTGGCGCTGGCTGGTGTACAGGACGCGAAATTATACAAAGGTATCACCGACCGGGAGCCGGAAAACTGGCGCGACTACCTGCAACGGATCCGCGAACAGGCAGAGAGTGGGGAAGTTTCAGCGATGAAATTAGCCACAAAAAATATTGACCTATCCAGGCCAGCACTAAATCAGATGGGAGCCAGCCAGAGAGGGGAAGTGTTACTTGAATATTATGGAAGAGCACTGGCTATAAATGATGATTCTGATGTAGTTCACCATTACAACGGAATTGTCTGGGTGCCTGTATCTGATAAGGAACTCCAGCGGTCTATGGCGAAGATTTTTATTGATGCTGGAATCAGTTATTCGCAAAACGCCATTAAATTTGCCGTAGACACAATGAAATTGAGCCTGCCTGTTATGGGCGGGGCAGACAGGAATCTTATTGGATTCAGTAACGGGGTATTTGATACCCGGACGGGAAATTTTCGGGAGCATAACAAAAATGACTGGTTGTTAAATGCCAGTGAATTACCGTTCAGCCCACCAGCAGAGGGGGAAACGCTGGCAACACATGCGCCGAATTTCTGGAAGTGGCTGCGTCGTTCGGTGGCAGATAATGAGCGTAAAGCTGATCGCGTACTGGCGGCATTATTCATGGTACTGGCGAACCGGTACGACTGGCAGTTATTCCTTGAGGTAACAGGCCCAGGCGGAAGCGGTAAAAGTGTGATGGCTGAGATTTGTACCATGCTGGCGGGTAAGGCCAACACAGTATCGGCAAGCATGAAGGCTCTGGAAGACGCAAGGGAACGCGCGTTAGTAGTTGGCTTTTCGCTGATTATCATGCCGGATATGACTCGCTACGCTGGCGATGGTGCAGGAATTAAGGCAATTACTGGCGGCGACAAGGTGGCAATTGATCCGAAACATAAAGCCCCCTACTCCACACGTATTCCGGCAGTAGTGCTTGCGGTAAACAATAACGCCATGTCATTCAGTGACCGAAGCGGGGGGATCTCGCGTCGTAGGGTGATATTTAATTTCTCTGAGGTCGTACCGGAGAACGAACGCGATCCCATGCTGGCGGAAAAGATAGAAGGCGAACTGGCGGTAGTGATTCGCCATTTGCTAACACGATTTACCGACCAGGACGAAGCTAAAAGACTACTTTATGAGCAGCAAAAATCAGAAGAAGCGCTGTTGATAAAGCGCGAAGGTGATTCACTGGTGGACTTTTGCGGCTATCTGATGTCGTTGGTTAAATGTGAAGGAATGATGGTGGGCAATGCGGAAATAGTGCCATTTAGCCCGAGGCGATACCTGTATCATGCTTATTTAGCCTATATGTCAGCGCATGGCCTGGGAAAACCAGTATCACTGACACGCTTTGGTACTGATATGCCAGGAGCTATGGCGGAATACGGAAAGGAGTATAAGCGGGCTAAATGCACTAAAGGCCCGGATAAAGGGCGAGTGATAACAAATGTTCTGTTAGATGATGATGCTGATGGCTGGTTGCCAGCAGCTACAGGGATTAACGACAGAACATAATACGAAATTTATAAGCTGAAACGTAAAGGTAGACGGTTGGTAGACAGATTCACTTAACCCTCTACCAACCATCTACCAATTAATATTTTGAATTATAAAGATATTTTCAATGTGGTAGAGAGGTAGACAGTTATTTCTATATTCCTACACCACGGGGGGTATATAAAAAACAGATAGTTAAGGGGGCATTTTTTAAATTTCTCTTTTAACTGTCTACACTGTCTACCATTTAGTAAAAATCATTAATTATCAATGTATTAATGCGGTAGACCGTTGATAGACAGTTTGCAGATTGTTTTTTTGTTATGTGTTAATAACATTAAATAAATCAATCAATTATATCGGTAGACAGTTGGTAGACAGTTGTAACGATGGGGCAAAGCATGACTAAGCTGACCATTAACAGAAAACCAAAAGGTATTTACGGCACGCCGCAGAAAACGACGCAGGCGGCGCAGCAGCAGGATAAAACCACATCGGCGCATAAAGTGATGCCCGGTAACCAGAAAGCGCAGCAGAAGCCCACAGGGGCAACACCGTGGCGGCATATGACCAAACGGCAGCGAAAAAACCGCAGACGCGTTAACCGCCTCACTGAGTTGTGGCCTGAATTATTCAGCCGGGAAGCACCGAAGCCGCTTAAGGTGGGGATATTCGACGACCTGATGCAGGATCTCGCCGTCAGGGGGCTGGCATTCGGGCCAGGGGCATTGCGTGCGACGCTGGCATCTTATGCGCAGTGTCCGCGCTATTACCGCGCCTTAATGGCTGGTGGGGTACGCTACGACCTGAAATGCCAGCCGTGCGGCGAGGTGACACCACAGGAACAACAGGACGCAGAAACGCGGCTGGTTGCGCTGAATGAGAAACGCAAACGTCAGCGTCGGGCAGCAAAGGAGAAAACAGGCGCATGATTCACGACAGCAAAGCGGAAGCTCTGGAAGCGCGTGGTCTGTACCGGAGAGCGGCGGCGCGGTGGGCTGAGGTCATCATGCTGGCGAATGATGACAAGGCACGGGAGCAGGCGGCAAAACGTCGCGCGGAATGTATCCACAAGGCAGCACGCCCACCAGCAAGGCAGGATAATTTCGGGGAGATGCGCAAAACCATCAGCCGGGCACATGCCGGGATGGGATTACATCAGCCCAATGGTGAGGCATTCAGGAAATACCAAAAAAAGAACAATTGTAGTCAGTAACAGAGGATGGGATTCTCTTGGTTTTTTGTTGATGCTTTCTGAGGAAATCTACTACGTTGCTGAGCAGATGAATATTCAATTGCATCTGGGTTCCTGATAAGATTAATCTGAATATTTTCATTTGGAATAGGGATATGAATAAAACTTTAATTGCAACATTAGTCGGTATAGTAATGTTAACCGGATGTGGGCCAGAAGAGTTAACTCCAGAACAGAAACAGGAAGTAGCGGCTCTTAAAGCTGAACTGTCGCAAACGGAAGGTGAAATATCAGCAGCTAAGGAAGTTGACCAGCAGTTTTCTGGTGGGTTGATAAAAAATCTGACAACAGCAAGACTGGAAATATTAGGAACTAATAAAGCGCTTTTGGAACAGCGTATTAATGCTATTGAATCAGGCGCCAAAATTGATGTTGTTGTATCTGGAGTAAAACCTGATCCTGAGCTTGCTGCTTCAATTAAAACTGAAATTGACAGCTTAGATGCAAAAATCAACGAAGCCAAAGCTGATGCTCGTCAGTATAGTGGTGGTCTGATAAAGGTACTAAAATTATCTACTGTTGCCACTGAAGAGCAGACTATGGCAATGTTGCAGCAAAAGTACCTCACAGCCAAGTATGGCCTCGCTGAAGTTAAGCTGGCATCAGTACAAGATAATGACGCAAAAAACAGTACTGAAACGGAAGTAACAGCCAAAAATTCCCAAGATCAACTTCCTTTACTCCCGCCAGCGGATGGTCCGTTTGGCTTAGAAGCCGGTCTTACACAGAAAAACATCGAAGATATGATCGGTGCTAAGCTCAAGCCACTACCAGACAGTGTGAATCTGTATACTTCTGATAAATTACCGAAGCAAAACGCAGATTTTGAAATGTATGGTTTGTTGATCTCCCCGAAAGCTGGTTTATGTCAAATACGGGCTTTAGGAAAAAATATTGATACTGATAGCTATGGATTGGCTCTTAAATCCAAGTTTGAAGAATTGAGTAATTCTTTAAGTTCTCTGTATGGAAAGGCTGATACTACAGACTTTTTGCTGGCTGGTTCAATTTGGAAAGATCCTCAGGACTGGATGAGGGGGCTAAACAAAAAAGAACGCTTCTTATCTGCCACATGGAAGGGAACAAAAGAAATACCATTAAAAAACAATATTGATACTATCTCTATTGAGGCCAGAGCGAACAATTCCACTCAGGGATATGTCTATCTGCAGTACTCATTTACAAATGACGAAATTTGTCAGGCAGAAATTGAAGGGGCGAAAAAAAGTTCCCTTTAAACAATCCGTGCAAAGCCCCTTAGTAAGGGGCTTTTATATATTAATGTCCAACGGGGGGATTAGATGAAAGATAATCTAGAAAAACTAATTGAAAATACTTTAAAAGATATTCTATTAGCTAATGCTGCTCTAACATTCATTTTTGCAATACCAATGGCTATTATCAGTAGGCATGGGATGGGCATCACAATCTGGTTTATAACTGTGCTCATTGCACCTGCTCTGTGTGCAGTAGGTGCATGGCTTGTATCTCGAACATTCGGCCATGCTGAGGAGTTCTTTCATCGTCGGTGGGCTAAGCGAATTTATGTTTTTTATACTCTTGCGGCTGCCGAGTTTTTGCTTGTGTACTCAATCGCGCAAATAATGAAAAATCTGATGAAATAATTAACAAGTTATTATCATGGGGTTTGTGGCTGTTAACCTGCAGTGAGGCGACAATCGTGTATTTATAAAAACTTCCCCTTTTCACTCCCCGCTGTTTCTTCTGCTATTGCCTTTATGTTTGCATGCACCAACATCTGCCATACCTTTGCAGAAAAATCAGAGCATTCAGTGCCGAAGGTTGGTTTATTGATGCTTTTCGTTTCATTTATTGCAATTGTCTCTGGTATTATTTCAATTTGTGCAATAATTGCAATTATTGTCATTCAGAAGGGATCATCATGAAAAATCACGGAGTAAAGCCAGTTTTACTTTCCCGGAGGCAGATCGAAGCCCTGCAACGCATCCAGGACGAAGAGCGTCAGAAATCTGTGCTTGGTGTGGCACCGTCGATTCATGTTACTGCCCGGCAACTGATGGATAAGGCACTTAAAGAGGTGAGGCTGTGAAATTAAATATCAGAGTGGATAAACGCCAGCTATGGCAGAAAAAAGAGAACAGCGAGGCATTCAGGGCTTTGCTGGTGGAAAATCTTCGGCACCGGTTCAGTGGAGAGTTGCCAGATGCACTGGGGAAGAAACTGGAATCCCTGACAGTGGAAATTGGCGATTATGGCTTTGTTGATGTTGAAAGCACGACTGCCAACACAGAAATCGTAAAACAGGTCGTCAATGATGTAATGAAAACCACGCTTAGCCAGCCATCCTGGCGCAACTGAATCAGTAAGGGGCGGTTATTGCCCCTTTCCTCCATACCCACAACGCATTCCCTTTCCGCATGAAATTATTTTTTATCGTATATGCATGAGGTGAGCTACATGTTGATGAGTAAAGCCGAATACGCCAAATACAAAGGCGTAAGCCGCCAGACAGTTTACGACTGGCTCGAGAAAGGCGAAGTGGTCATGTCCGGTAAAAAAATTGATGTGGAAGCGACAGAGCAGCGGAACAGCCCACCAGCACAGGGGAAAGACACCATTTCTGAAATGTGGCCAGAAAGAACGCTGGAAATGACATGGGGCGAGTTCTGGAAAGCAGTTAAGGCCAGAGACGGTAAAATTCCTGCGCCAGTAACGGACGAGGGCATACAGCAGCATGTGCTGTATGCAGCCGGGGAATTAGGCTGGGAAGTGCACTTTCTTGATGATGGTGCTATCTGTCTTGAGGATGATGAAGGGCAGCATTACTTTGAAAAATACAATTTGCGAGGTAATGCCAGGCTGGCAATTCGTATGCTGCGTTGCGAACTCTGCTATGTTGCCAGCGATTGTCCCGATGAACAGGACACATGGAGTGAGGCAGGACTAAACGCCTTGGCTGAATGGGAAAAATCAGGCCATCAATGACCTCAAAAAGTGTCAAGTTGAGCAGTTTGCCAGGTTGACACTTTACACTCTGAACGCGAAAAAGTGTCAACCTCGCTGGATGCCTCGCCATTACTGGCCTTGTACCATATTCACCACGTCAAAAAACCGAAAAAATAGCGAAAAGTGTCAAGTTGCCATGCTTAGAAATGCTAAGGTTTGATAAGGTTTTTCGCGAAAAAGTGTCAAGTGTGTCAACCTGCGGTATTAAGATTTATTAAGGTCTTAAGCCGGAAAGTGTCAACCAGCCCCTAAGATTTCCTAAGGTGTAAATCATGACCATCACCGAAGCCGATATGCTGGAGATGCTCCGCAGCATTGCCGAAATCAAACAACCAGCAAGCAAAATTAACAGGTGTTCAGCGCCTGTTTCCGTTGTGCTGCAACAGGAACGCCACCAGCATGATGATGTGAGGCCGTATCAGTGGAAGAAACCGGACAGGCTGCGGCGATAAAGGGTTGTTTAAAAGGTAGTTCAAAATTGAGTTCGCTAGCCGTCTAGCTTATCGATGCGTTAATTGGTTGATATTTTTTATGTCGTAATATTGTGTTCTGTGGCTGGTGGGAGTTTATGTTGAAAACTACCGATTCTGATAGGCTTTTTGCCATACGTATGCAGGAGAATTGACCATGTGAAGCAGGCAGGCATGTTGAGGAGAGCACTTACGCAGGATTGCTTAATCATTATTGAAAGACTCTGTGTTTCAAGTATCCTAATCAGTTAACTTCAGGAGCAAATTTTGAGCTTATACGGATCCCCGTATTATGAGCCTCAATTGAAAATTTTGGGTAAGTGATTTAAAGATGATTGCAGGCGCGAAAAGAGGGAGAAACGAACGCAAGGGGCTTCACTCTTGGCATCCATACTATGCGGGCTATTCAGAGTCATTTGTGGCTTCTGTTTTGCAGGCTGAAGGAGTTAAGTCGTCCGCTACCGTTCTTGATCCTTGGATGGGAAGCGGTACCACTGGTATAGTTTGTCAAAAGCAAACCATAAAGTGTATTGGAGCAGATATTAATCCTGTAATGAGCTATTTTGCTGCAGCCAAAAGTAGGGATAATATTTCAGCGCTGGATTATACCGGAGAGCAACTCCTGGAAAGGATACTGCTTTGCTTTAGAAAAAAAACAAAAGATATAACTGAGTCATCGAAGGGCTATCCACTTATTGAACAGTTACAAAAGTTTTATAAATGTATCTGTGATCAGTTTATGGATAAAGGACAAAATGATATCGTAAATCCTTTAAAAGCATTTTATTGCAGTGTTTTATTTTATACTGTTCGCAATGTCCTTGATGTTAGGTCAACTTCAAATCCTACATGGATTTCTAAAAAAGTAGACTTTAATAATAAATTTGATATTTGTTTTGAATATAATAAAAATTTTAAAATTATGCGTGAGCAGTTAAGTGAATATTATGGCAGCGCTAATGGGGGGGCATGTTACTCGATTTTAAACGTGGATAGTAAAAAATTAAATATTAAAAGTAACACAATTGATCTTGTTATTACATCGCCACCGTATTTAACACGAATAGACTATGCCGTTTCTACTCGTCTTGAGTTGGAAATAATTTTAGGGAGTGAGGGATATAAGTCTCTTAGAAAGGAAATGATGGGCACGACGACTGTGCCTAAAGTTGCGGATGAAATTAATAAAAAATGGGGGCCATTGTGTATGGATGTTTTGTCATCGGTAACATCGCATACATCAAGAGCATCTGGAAGTTATTACCTTAAAAATAAAATTAGATATTTTTCTGATGCGTATGAGTCATTAATGGAAATCTTTAGAGTTTTAAAGGTAGGTTGCTCTGGTTATTTTGTAATACAAAATTCATATTATAAGGAAATAGAGATTCCGCTTTATGATATTTATTGTGAAATGGCGCTTTCTATTGGGTTTTCAGAAGCGAAATGTGTGAGAGAAGATCAAGTTAAAGCAATATTTGGACAAATAAATACCAAGTCAAAAAATTATATTAAAGATAAAGTTTATTTTGAAAAAATCATAAGGATAACAAAATGAATGACGTAACTAAATTGCTATCTCAGATAGATGAAAAAAGAGATGAGGTAGTAACTGATTCTTATACCATATCATGGCGTGAAGTAATTAATCTATATAAAGAAAATGAGATAACCATTTCTCCAGACTACCAAAGGCTTTTTCGTTGGGATAACGCAAGACAAAGCCAATTTATCGAGTCATTACTTTTAAATATACCTACGCCAACACTTTTTTTCTACATTGATAATAATGGTAAGCAGGAGGTTATCGATGGATTGCAACGTGTGAGTACTATAATTAGATTTTTTTCAGAGGATATTTTTAATAAGGAAGAAATAGATAATGCAAAGAAACAAAACTCTGTAAATGATGTCCGTAATCCAACTGTTCTTGATGATGTGCCTATAATTACAGAATTAAATGGATGGACTGCAAAAGGATTGCCGGACAAAGTTAGCCGAACTATAAAAAATGCGCGAGTAAATGTTGTTATTTTGGAGCAAGAAACAAAACCTGAAACTAAATATAATGTTTTTAAACGACTGAATAGGTCTGGTGTTCGTTTGAGTGACCAGGAAATACGTAATTGCATGGCTAGATTAGCAGGGAATGAATTTGCAGATCGCTTACGTAAGATGGCCGAAATTGATGGTATTGTTCAAGCTCTTGGAATAAATGAAGATGGCCAAAAATCTCAAGGTGTTGAGGAAGCTTTGCTACGAGTTATGGCATCTTTGACTTATGCGGATAAATTTAGCCATAGTGTAACTGACTTTTTGGATGAATTTATGTTCTACGCGGCAGAACATAATGTTATTGATATTAATTTTGAATTAAAAATAAAAAGAACTTTTGATTTGATAAATATTGCTGGTTTATCTGGTAAAGCATTTAAATTTAGAAAGGATGGTGCTCCAAGTGGCCCGTTTAGTACTAATTTATTAGATGTTGTTGCTGTTGGTATTTTTAGTAATGTAGATAATTTAACACCTGCTGAGGTGGCGAAAAGATTTGATTATTTAATGGATGGTGAGATCAAAGAATTAAGAGCTTGTACTGGTTCTGGATCTAATACTAAAGCCAAATTAGAGAAAAGAATCGCTCTTGGGAAGAAGGTGTTTGGATAA